CTTGTGCTTGGTCACGCCGCGCACCGGGTTCTCGCCGGCGGTGTGGCCCCACTCGCGGGCGCGGTTATAGACGTGGCTCAGCAGCGCGATCTCGCGATTGGCCAGCACCTTGGCGCTGCGCGCGTCGAGGTAGGCGCGCACGTCCTGCGGGCGAATGTCGGCCACCGGCATGGCGCCAAAGACGGCGATCAGGCGATCGAGCTGCTTGTCCTGCTCGAGCTGGGTCTTGCGGCCCTTGGTGGGGAGCACGTCCTTGCGATAGCGCTCGGCCACCTTCTTGAACGTGCCGTCGATCGCGGCAAGCGGGCCTGCCTCGAGCTCGGCCCATTGGCGCAGCGCCCTGGCCAGGTCATCGCCCAGCGGGATCTTGGCGCCGGCGCCGCGGTAGTAGTAGAGCGTGCGGCCGCCGCTGTCGCGCGCGCTCATGCGCGGCGGCAGATCTCGGTTCTTGGTCTTGGGGCGGCCCATGCGCTCCATGATGCCTCAGCGCACGGCGGCCAGATTGGGCTCCACGGCGCGCAGCTCGCGCACCGGCGCCCTGGCCGGCGCCTGGCGCCGCTCCAGCGCCGCGCGCAGCAAGCGCGGCTTGCCGGCGGCGTTGATGAAGAAGTCAGCCTTCTCGACGAAGCCGTTGCGGGTCAGCCAGTCGAGCTGCTTCGCCGGGACCTTGTAGCCCGTGAAGTCCTGCAGCTCGGCGTCGGCGAGCCAGGAGGTCACGCGGGCACCCGCTTGAACTCGAGCATCCACACCCAGGGATTGGCGTCCCAGCTGTCGGGGCCGTTGATCTGCTCCCACAGCGTGCGGTAGCTGTGGGTAGGGCTGATGGTGGTGCCGCCGGTCCTGTACTCGCGCCACAGCGGCGCCGTGTCGCCAGCCTGGACGTCGGCCTCGATCCCCTCGGCAATCGCATCGGCGTGGCTGATGTCCTGCGGCCGCTCGACGCGCACCGCAGTGATCTCCAGCGTGATGCGGCTGGCGGCGCGCGGCATGAAGATCGACGGGCGCCACTTGTAGGACTCCCATGTGAAAGGCCCGTCGTGCGTCGCCCGGTAGGCGTAGGTGCCATCGCCCAAGCGTTCACGCCACGTCTCGCGCACCCACAGCCGATCGCCCGGCTTGCCGTAGGGGCAGCGCATCGGCTTGTCGTAGTTCGGCCAGTGCTGCAGATCGTCCGTGTCCTCGTTGCGGTCGGTCCACTCCCACAGGCCATCGGCCGGCACGCCGACCTGCTGCGGGAACTTCGCCCACTCGGGCGGCTGCGGCTTTACCGCCCGCCGCGTCTGCGTCTTGGTCCCCGCCAGCAGGGCGCGCACCATCGGTGCGCTGAACAGGATGCCGCGCTCGGCCACCTACTTCTTCCCCTTCGCCTTGGCTGCCTTCGCCGGCTTCGCCTTCTCCTCCGGCTTGCCGTACACCTTCTCGCGGATCGGCTCCACGTCGATGGCGTAGCGCTTGATCAGGCGCTCGATCGACTCGTTGTCGATGCCGTTGTTGAAAACCTCCTGCCACACCAGCAGCTGCATCAGCGCGCGCGCCAGCACCGGCGCCGCCAGCGTGTTGACCTTCGTGAAGTCCAGGGTCTCGCCCTTGATGGCGCCGCCAAAGACCTTGTTCAAGGCCGCGCCGGCGATGTTGGAGCCGGCGTACATCACCATCACCGCGTCGGCCAGGTCGCCCGGCTGCGGGCCGCCGGTGGCGATCGCGGCGCACAGCGCCTCGCGTACCTGCTCCTCGAACTCGCGGTTCAGCCTGTAGCTGTCCATCGTCACTTTGGGCGACTTCTGCGCCTTCGTGGTCTCGCTGGCCTTGGCCTTCTTTGCGGCCTGTTTGGCGAGCTCGCTCTCGGCGGTAATGCCCGCGTCCTTGAGCGCCTTCTGCAGCGCGCCTGGCTCCATCGCAATGGTCTTGATGCCGCCGCTGTAGTCGGTGAGCGCGACGGCGCCGGCAAGCTTGTTGCCGAGTACTTCGGCGAGCGGCCGGTCCTTGTCAATCGCCGGGTCGATTGACTGCAGGTCGATCATCTGGCCGCGGCGCACCTTGTGCTCGGCGTCGTAGCTCTTGCTGTAGTCGAGCAGCTTTACGTTCGCCTTCTGCAGCGCCTTCTTCTTGGCGGTGTAGTGGGCGTCTTCCTTGGCGTCGAAGCACTTGGCATCGCCGCAGCGGTTGGGGTCCTCGCCGGGCTGGTGCTCGGGGCTGTTGCCGCTGCGGTGCGGGCAGGCCGTGCACGCGCCGGCCTTGGGCAGGAGCTTGGCGTCGGTGATGTCGAACACGGCCTTGCCGAGCGGCTTGGTGCGCAGCTTGATGCGCAGGCGCAGCTGGTCGACGGTCATGGGGAAGTCGACGTTGTCGCCTTCGTCCTGGTTCCACTCGCTGCCGCCGTCGGTCTTGGCCTGGTGCAGCCAGTCGAGCTGCGTGCTCTGCGGCTGGCGGGCGATGAGCTGCCCGACCTCGGCGGAGATCTCGCCGGCGGCCACCGCCTTCTGCACCTGGTCGACGGCCGTGAGCAGGCGCAGGCGCTGGGAGATGTGCGCCTCGCTCTTGCCCACCCGCGCGGCCAGGGCCTTCTGGTCCAGCTTGAGCGCGGCGAGCAGCGTCTTGTACTGCTGCGCTTCGTCCAGCGGCGTGAGGTCCTCGCGCTGCAGGTTCTCAATGGCCTGGGCGGTGCGGACGTCGTCGTCCGTCATCTCGCACACCATGGCGGGGATGTCGGTGAGGCCGGCCAGGCGCGCGGCCGCGGCGCGGCGGTGGCCAAAGACGATCTCGCACTCTTCCGGGCCCACCACGCGCACGAGGATGGGCTGCAGGACGCCGGTCTCGCGGATGCTGGTGGCCAGCTCGGCCAGGGCGGCGGGGTCGACGTGCTGGCGGGGCTGGAAGGGCGACTCGAGCAGGTGCTCGAGCTGGATGGGCTGCACGGTGGTGGTGGGGGGGTGGGGGTCGAGGGGCATGGTCAGTCCGATGCTGAAGAAGTGAGGACAGAAGGCTGCAACCCGGCGCGCATCAACTGGAGCGCTCTGTGCAGCGGCATGATGGTGATGACGACGTTGGGTGCGTCGCGCTTCAAGGGCTTCCAGTGCCAGTCCTGGTCGACCTCTTGTGTCAGATGCAGCGCGCCACTGACGACCGGCTGGTCTGTGGTCCATTCGTCAACGATGGTGCTGCAGCCGAAGTGCGCGGCGAGGTCTTCGGCGTGCTGCGACTTCCCGTCGCCCTGTGGGCCGTGGATGATGAAAGTGGGTGCCATCAGTCGTCATTCCGCGCTTGCAGCGCTTTGTGGTCGATCCGCGCCGGCCGCGGCCGCCGCGCGATCGCGGCGCCGAGCTCGAGGGTGGCGCGGTACATGGGATGGGTGCAGGCCTCGTAGAAGCTGATGCCCTTGTTCTTGTAGACGCGGTCATAGGCAGCGCGCAGCTCCTCGACAGTCGCCTGCGCCTTGCGGCTGGGCTGCGGGTGCGCCGGCACTTTCACTTGAGCGCCTCGCCTGTCAGCCGATCACGCTTGATGCCCTGGCACAGCACCCGCTTGCTGCCTTCTTCGAAGCCGGCGTTGAACGCGCGCTGCATGTCGGCCGCGCGCGCAGCCTCGTTGCGGTCCAGAGTCGCCACCAGGCTGTGCAGCAGGAGCAGGATGGCGATCGCCAGCGCGCCGAGGATCACGGCCTGGCTGCCGGCGGTGTCGCGCACGGGGGTGGCGCGCAGGTGCTTCATGTCACGCAAGCCTTGGTCGCCGAGGCCCTGGGTGCGCGCGCTCACGCCGCCTCCTTCATCGCACGCGCGATCGCGCGCTTGGCGGCCGCGCTGGCGACCATGCAGGCCTTGCACCAGCTCTGCAGGCGGACGTTGCCGTGGCGCACGTGCGTGCTGAAGGCGTTGGCCGGCAGCTCCTTCTTGCAGCACGGGCAGCGCTTGGTGTCCGGCAGCACCGGCGCGAGCTCGCGCGCGTTGCGGGCGTGGTCAGCGGCGTCGCGCAGGCGCTTGCGCGCTGGCTGGTGCACGGTCGGCACGGAGATGGGCATGCTGACGCGGGCCGGCTCGCGGATCTCTTCGCCGTCGGGGCGGGAGATCTGCGTGCGCTCGACGACAAACACGCCGGCGTGGTTCTGGAAGCCGATGAAGTAGCGGCTGTGGGCAGCGCCTGGGACCAGGCGGCGGAAGTAGGCGGCCATCTACTCGACCCGCCAGACGCGCCAGCCACCGTCCACCTTGCGGGTGGAGTACTTGTGGCCCAGCTTCTTCAGGGCGCCGCCGATGGTCTTGGCGTTGGTCTCCATCGGGCAGAGCACGCTGTCGCCTGCCTGCATCTGCGCGGCAATGCGGCCCCAGAGGCCGCGTGGCGAGGCGCCGGCCGGCATTGGGATGCCGCGTTCGATCTTTGGAACAGCCGCAATCGGGGGTGGCGCTCCGGCGCCGTTCTTGTTGGGAACGAAAGGCATCTAGGTGCTCTGTGGTTGGGTGGAAGGGGCCTGCGTCCAGGTGACGGCGCAGTCGTGCATGGGCGCGTAGCAGGTGCCGCCGACGCGGCGCCAGGGCACCTGGGCGACGTCGAGCGCCTGCTCGATGCGGCCAGGCACGCGCAGGGTGATGAGGGGGCACAGCGGGCCGCTGGCGTGGATCTCGATGCGGTCGACCACGGCGCCGAGCTGCTCAAGCGCGGTGACGGCGAGCTGGGCCATCCCGAGTTTGTCGGCGGCGGTCACTGGCAGCGCTCCGCGTGCTCAAGCAGCGCCAGGACCACCAGCAGGATGTAAAGCATGTCGATGACCACGTGCCACATGTCGTCGCGTTCGGAGTACGTGGCCACGCGCGGGTAGACGGGCTTGCGGAACAGCCGGTAGAGCACCCTGAGCGACAGGATCGCCAGAAAGAGCCAAAGGACGGCGCCGATCACGAGAGCACCTGTTCAGGCGTCTGAACCGGCTCGATGCGCGTGGCGTCCATGGCCACCGCGGCGCCACTGACCCGGCGCGCGCCGAGCATGGCCGCGGTGGCGTTGGTGGCGCGCACGCGATAGATCTCGCAGTTGCGGTGGTCCTCGAGGTAGGCGCTGAGGTTGCGCACCACGCGCACGGCGTAGCTGTGTGTGGGGCCGGTGTGCGTGGTGCTCATGAGCGGTCACTCCGCAGGATGAGCAGCGCAAGGCAGGCGACGCCGAAGGCGCCGGTCCAGATGCCGAAGCCGGCCAGGCTCTCGTGGCCCAGCCAGGCGCCGACCAGCGCGGCGCCGGTGCCCACGAACATGCAGGCCAGGCTCACCAGGCCGAGCAGCCAGGCGCCGAGGCTGAGCTCGGCGTTGCGGCCGATGCGGCTGACAGCGCGCGTGGGCTGCGGCACCTCCTGCAGGGTGCGATGGGGGCGCAGCCAGGCGTCCTCTGCCGCTCGCTGGGCGGGGCGGCCGGCCTGGACGACCTTGAGTTGGCCACCGGTGTGCGGCTGGATGCGGGAGGCGGGGCTGGCGTTGGCGTCGCCAACGTCGATGTCAACGGGCAGGGGCATCAGAGGTCCCTCGATGCAAGAGTGGACAAAGCGCGCGTGCGCGGCGTCGGGCCGGGCTCGTGCGAGCCGGCAGGAAAGCAGTCGACCGCGTCGAGGCAGTAGCCGGCCAACTCCATATGCAGGTCGCCTTGCCGGTGCGTGGTGGGCAAGCGCATGGCGCGAATGCCGGCAACGGCCTGGCGGAACAGGTAGGGCGTCATGCCGGCACCTCATCCAGGCGACGGCCACGCGCGCGCTCCCACGCGTACTGCCCAAGCCAGGCGCCACGCACCAGCACGCGCGGCGCTTTGCGTTTGCGGGCGCGGTCGGGGCCGCAGAGCGCAACGCGCGCCGTGGTGTCCGAGTAGTCAGTGCGGCGAGCGTTGTCCATGAGGATCTCGTCACGCACGCGCGCCAGCCCGTGCCAGCCGTAACCGCGCAGCCCGGAGTACCAGAGCGATGCGGACAGTTCGAGCGAGATGAACGGCAGCGGGTCGTCGATCGCGCGGCGCACTGCAGTGACGACGGGGCCGGCCATCAGCGGCACCCGTTGAGGAAGGCGCTGAACCGCTGCTTCAGCGTGGCGGGTTCAAGGACGTCGCTGCTGCGGATGACGGCCGGCTGGGCTGGCTCGGCGCTGACCGCAAGCGGGTGCGCGGGCAGCGGGCCGCCGGCAGACCGGTCAGCCTGGGGCTGCGGCGCAAGGACGTGGCGTTGCCCGTCGAGCACCACCTCGCGCACCTCGTTGGCGGCCAGGTGGTCGCGGTAGGCGCCGATCAAGGCGGCGAGGGCCAGCTCTTCAGCGCGCTCGAACTCGGCCAACTTGGTGTCGGCGAGGTCCTTCTGGCTGGGGATGCTGTCCGCGTCGCAGACGATCTGCAGGTGCATCTGCGCCGCGATGTCGAGCGACTCGCGGGCGCTGATGAACGCCGCTAGGGCCTGGAGCAGGGCCGCCTGGGCGGCGGCGGGGGTCTTTGACATTGCGCCTCCGGCTAATGTTTCTAGAACATTAGCCGAGGGATAACCTACGTGTCAATAGCCACGGGCTTAACTAAGGAGCGTCTTTGCCCCTTGATTGGAAGCGTTGCGTCTGACAGCGTTGCGCCTCAACGCACCACGTAAGGACATGGCCATGCAGGGCAAGCCCACCGTCATCGAGCAGACGAGCAAGAAGTGGAAGGCGCAGCAGCTGATCGCCGCGGCGCTGTGTGCACTGGGTGTCGTGCTTGGGGTCAGTGGCACCGAGGCCGGCCTGCTGGGGCTGCCGCTTTTTATGCTCGGCCTGTTGTGGTTCATCGTTGCGCGCGTGCTGGCCTGGTGGCATCACGGCTGAGCTGGGTCACATCTGTACGCAGCGGATCTCGCTAAAGCCCGCCGCCGCCGCTCACATTGATCACTCGACCGATTATGCGAAGGGCGGCCGTTTCATCGCTGCCCAGGGTCATGTCGGGATAGCGGGACGTGTTGTCGCTGCGGATGACAATGCCGCCACCGGGGCGACGGTAGAGCCTCTTGACGCGCTCGCCGCCTTCGAACCACACCGCGTACACCGCGCCATCGATAACCTCGAGCTGCGACGTATCGACCAGCAACTGATCGCCGTCGCAGATGCGGGGCTCCATGCTGTCCCCGCTCGCGTACAGCACTGCCAACTTGTTGGGCTTGAGCCGGCGCTTGCGGATCCAGTCGGCACGGAACGCGTCCGGCTGCCTCGCGTTGTAGTGCGTCTCCACTTGCTCTGAGCCGTGACCGGCTGAGAGCGTGACGTCCAGCCGCGGCACAAGTACAAACTCTCCTGAGGGCAGCGCGTCGTGGTGCTCCCAGGCGCGAATCATCGGTGCCGCGTAATCGGCCGGCAGGCTTTCTTCGGCGACGTCGAGACCATGAACGTCGTGTGTTTCCCGGTGGCTGACGTCCATCCAGCCTGCCGGCTTGCCGAATGCCAGCTCTAGTTCCCTGGCCATGCTGCTGCCCACTGAGCGGGGCCGGCCGGTGGTGCTGTGTGGGCTGCGGTTGAGCAGCTGGCTGATCTGTGACTCAGCTTTGCCCACCTTTTCAGCCAAGCGCGCGACGCCGCCCGCCTCTTGAACAAGGACGCGCAGGTTGAGGTGCCGAATTACATCAATCGTTTGCACCCCTGCATTGCATAGCTTGTGGCTAAACGGCGCCACAAGCCACGGCTTGCGCGTAAGGTAAGCCTTGGCTAATCTCTTGCCTGCTTATGACGCTCATCGAACTGACTCCTGCCGAGCGCAAGGCCCTGGCGCAGGCGGTCGGATGCAATCCGATCTATCTGCACCAGCTGGCCACGCGGTTCCGCAACAAGAAGCCGTCACCCGAGCTGTGTCGGCGTCTCGTGGCGGCTGACCGACGGTTGACGCTCGAAGAACTGCGGCCGGATATCTGGGGAGATCGGAGCGTTGTCGAGCTGGCCCAGCAGGGAGGGGCGCAGTGAGCTCCCCGCTTGCATTTGCCTCGACTACTGACGTCGCTGCCCTGGCAGAAATGTGGCGACTAGATCTTGAACGACTGGATCGGCTGGCGCTGCGTTCTGTGCCTTCAGCACCGCCAGTCGCACGGCGTCGATCAGCAGGTTGTCGCGCACCGGGTCCGGTCTTGTTTGCTGGCGGGCGCGATAGGCCGCGGCGAGATGAACGGCCGTGGGGACGCGTGCTGTTGCCTCCGAAAACAGGCCAACGATGAGGGTGAGTGCATCTGCCACTGAGTGGCCAAATCGGTTGAGTTCGTCCTCGGTCAAGACGCGGGGGCGCGAAGAAGAGGGCATCGGGGTCTCGCTGTAAGGGTTGGCGGGCGGGTCGTGGGGACGACTGACGCCAGCCTATCAGCGAGACCCCGCCAGCAACGAAGACAGCCGGGACAGACCGGCACCAAACAACAGCAAGAAGGCGGCGGCAATGGCATTGGAGTTGAAACCGGTACAGGTGAGGCTGTCCGATGAGGCCTATGAGGCCTTGCGTCTGATGGCCGACGTCGAGGACAAGGATCTCGGCGAGAAGGCGCGGGAACTGTTGACGCGTGTGCTGTTGGGCGAAGCGCATGTTGTCAAGGTACAGGCCCAGCGCTTTGCGCGCGCGGTAGCTTCCGTCAACAAGCGTTAACCGACGGGAGAGTGCGCAAATGAAGGGTGTCGACAAAGAGCGGTGCAGGCAAGCTGGCGTCGAGGAAGACGCGTTCCAGCCAGAGGCTCGCAACATTGAACTGCGGCTTACACGCCTGACGTGGCGGATCGTGCGGGCGCAGTGCGAGATTGATGACTTGCCGGTCGAGGTCGCTTTGGCGCAGCTGCTAGACGCCTGGGCGGCGGATCGGTACGTCGCTGCACACAAGCTGTTGCCGGTTATCGAGAAGTTCGGTGCGCTTTCCCCGCCGCCGCCGGGGAGATTGCCAAAGCGCCTGTACTTCGTGCGGCGTGGCGCGGACGGACCGATCAAGATCGGCGTGAGTGAGGACGTGACTGCACGCCTACGCCAGCTGCGGACCGGCTCCGATGAGGCAATTGTCGTCCTGGCCGTGGTCGAGCAGACCGACGTCATCAATGAGCGCGCTCTCCACGTGCGCTTTGCTCAGCATCGAAAGCAGGGTGAGTGGTTTGAGCCGCATGAAGAGTTGTTGCGGTTCATCGACTCCCTGAAGGGATCGGAATGACCCGCCGTGGCCGCCGTCTTGGGCAGGTCTCGCAGGCCGTGCTCACCATGATCCGGGCCCGCGCGCTCGAGCAGCCGATGACGCTCCATGAGGTGGCGGTCACGGCGCAGCTGAGCTACTCGGACGCCAAGCGCACGGTGCAGAAGCTCAACACCGGCGGCTGGATACGCTACGGCGATCAGGTGCCGGGCCGCGGCAACAGGCCCGCGCGCGAGCTCTTGCCTGCTGAAGAGCCGCAGCAGCGCGCTGCGGAGCTGCATGCGGTCATGGGTCTGATGATCCGCAGCGGTCGCTGAGGCGCGCATGCAGTCGACCCAGGCGCGTGTGGCGGCGGCCGCCAATGGCTACGCTCCCCCTCGAACAAGTGTCACCGGCACACAGCAGCTGCAGCGCCTTGCTGATCTGCGCGCGCGCGGCCACATGCCGCCTGGCGGCTGGGTGTGGCTGTGGCTGGATACGCCATGCGCCAGGCTGTCACCGGAGCATGTGCAGATCGGTCCCGATGAGGATCTCAAGGCGCTGGACCTGCGCGGCTGCGCGGGGCTGAGCGTTGAGGTGGCCGGTCGCGACCCGTCGCCTTGGCGATTGGCCACGCTCCTCGGGCGACTGCATCGCGTGCCCGTGCGCCAGCTTGGTTACGTGGAGCTGGGTTGGCAGGTGCTTGATGCCAATGGTGCGCGCAAGCCGCTGTTGGCCAACCTCGTGCTGAGGCGCCTGTGAGCACGCCGCCTACTGGCTGGACCACGGAGACGCCAGACGCCGCGGCTGCGTTTGCTGCCGCGCAGGCTCCACACCCCACGCGGGCTTCCGCGCGGCAGTTCAACCTGCCGGAATACACGGGCGGCGATCTGCTGCTCGACGCCAAGCAGGGCGTCACCGCGCACCGCGACAACCTGGTGCGGCTGCTGCGCTGGTTGCCAGATTGGCAGGGGGTGCTGGCGATCGACGAGTTTGCCAAGCGCATCGTCTGCATGCGCGCCTCACCGCTGGGCCACAAGGCGGGTGATGCCTGGCACGAGGATGAAGACGCCACCGAGCTGTCGCTGTGGCTCAGCGCCCAGGCGCGCTTCTGCTTCGTGCCGCCGTTTTCCAGCGACCCCAAGCCGGTGCGCCTGGTGCCGGGGCACCTGGACACCATTCGCATCGCCGTGCGCGCGGCCGCGCGGCAGCGGCGCTTCAACCCGCTGACCGACTATCTGAGCGGCCTGCAGCACGATGGAAAGCCGCGGGTAGATACGTGGACCTTCCGCCTGCTCGGCGCGAGTGCGACCGAGTACCACCGCCTGGTGGGCCGCTGGATGCTCATCAACATGATCCGGCGCGCCTTTGAGCCTGGCTGCGTGCTGCGCACGGTGGTGGTGCTGGAAGGGCAGCAGGACCGTGGCAAGAGCAGTGCGCTGCGGGCGCTGGCCAACCCTTGGTTTGCCGACACGCCGTTCCGCGTGGGCGACAAGGATGCCTACCTGCTCATATGGGGCAACTGGCTGTACGAGATCGCCGAGCTGGACAGCTTCAGCCGCGCGGAAGCCACGCAAGTCAAGGCGTTCATCAGCTCGCCGGAAGACAACTTCCGCGCGCCCTACGAGGCCTCACCGGCCAAGCACAAGCGCTACTGCTGCTTTGCCGCCACCACCAACCAGTACGAGTGGGCGCAGGACAGCACTGGCAACACGCGATTCCATCCGCTGCACTGTGGCGCGCGCATCGACTACGAGGCCGTGGCCGCTGAGCGCGACCAGCTCTTTGCGGAAGCCCTGCTCGCGTACCGCAAGGGTGAGCGGGCGCACCCGACGCCTGAGCAGGCGCCGATGTTCGAGCGTGAGGTCGAGGCGCGCACCTTTGTGCATCCGTGGTCGGAAAAGCTGCGGGAGTATTGCAGCCGCGAGGTCGGCACCAGTGGCGTGACGATCCGCGAGCTGATGGCCAGCGGTCTGCACATCGACCTTGGGCGCGTGAGCCCCAACGGGCTGGAAGCGCGCAAGGTGGGGCAGATCATGCAGCAGCTCGGTTACCAGAAGCGCCGGGCCCGCGTGACGGTGAACGGCAGATCAATCGAGGGTCGCGAGTGGCGCTATTACCCGCCGGCGGCCGGGCCTGGCCCGGACGTTACAGCGGATAACCGCGCCGACTACGACGACAGCTCCATGCGTTAGCAGCCACTCACGGTCTAGGTGGTCTAGGTGGTCCAAGTCAGGGCCTCGGGCGTGCGTGTGCGCACGCGCACGCGCGCGCGTGGAAATGACCTAGACCACTTGGACCATAGAGACCAGAGAAGGGGGTAGGGGTGGGGTTCGGTTCAGCGGTGAGCAAATACTGGGAAGGGCGGCTGTGCCTCTGGGCCATCTGGCTGTGCGGCGGGCGCAGCGTGGGCGTGGCCAAATGGGCGCGCATGCGCGAAGGCACGCCGATGCGACCAAGCGACGAGCGTCAGGTGCCCGAGCTCAACCTCGAGGCGCGCGAGACCGAGGAGTTGGTGCAGCACCTGCCGCAGGACGTGAAGGCCTTTGTGCACGTGGCCTACACCTCGCCAGGCCGCCTCAGCCGCGTGCTTGGGCTGAGCGAGGCAGCGATCACGGAGCGCAAAAAGGCCGCCCACCGCATGCTGGCCAGGCTGCTGGATCAGCGCAAGCAGGGCCGGCCGCTCGACCCGGGCGCGCGCCGACCCCGTGGCCACCGCCAGCGCGGCAGCCATGCATCGGTTGCTGCAGAATGAATTTGGATACTTAGGGCGAAATCAGGAAGATCCGGCATGATCCTGCGGAGCGTGCAGCCTCGCAGCGTCGCCTTCAAGCAGTCTCCTCCTCGCCGGCAGCGCCTCACGGCCTGCCGGTTTTTCTTTGGACGTCTGAATGGCGATCGGCGTGAAGGTGGAGGCCAACTTCGGCCGCCTGCAGGCGCTGCTGACAAACGCCGAGAAGCAGGTGCGGTTCGCGACGGCAGTCGCGTTGACCAAGACTGCCAAGATTGCCGAGGGCGACGTCACCCAAGCAATGCAGCAGGTGTTCGATCGGCCGACCAGGTGGGCGTTGCGGGCCACGCGCGTGATCCCGGCAACCAAGCAGCGGCTGATCGCGCAGCTGTGGCTTAAAGATCGGCGCGGCCTTCCGCAAGGCAAGGACAGCAACTTCCTCGTGCCGCAGGTGTTTGGTGGGCCGCGCGGGCGCAAGGCCTACGAGACACGGCTGATGCAGGTTGGCTGGCTACGCTCCAATGAGTTCACCGTGCCATCACGGGATCTACCGCTCGACAGCAATGGCAACGTGCCGGTCGGTGTGATTCGTTCCATCCTTTCGCAAGCCAAGGCCGCGGGTGGTCTGGGCTTCAACAGCAACGCGAGCAACAGCCAGCGCAGCCGCCGCACAGTACAGCGTGCCGGCACCTACTTCGTGTCGCGCGGCCAGTCCACCGGCAACCCGCTGCCTCGAGGCATCTACCAGCGGGTGCGCATGGGCAGCGGCTGGGGCACGCGCCTAGTGCTCTTGATTGTTCAGGGCAAGCCGATGTTCAAGCAGCGGCTGCGCCTCGGTCAAATTGCTGACCGTGCGGTCGATCGGCACTTTCAGCAGCAGTTCGACCAGGCCTATGCCAACGCGCTGCGCACAGCTCGATAGGCAGCTTCGTGTTGTCCGTTTGGCAGCGCGTAACTCGTTGAGCTTTCGGGTCCTTCCCATGACCAAGGCTCGCGGGTAATTCGGACCGCGTTGTCGCGCTAGTGGGTCCGGTCTTTGGGCTCGGTCACCTACCCGGTCAATCGGTCACATGGTTCGACAGACGGTCTCCTTGCGCAAGGGCGCGCAGGCGCTGGGCATGGCGCTCAGCACCCTGCAGCACCACATTGCGCGCGGCCACGTGACGCTGATCGACGGCAAAGTCGACGTCGAGGTGGCGCGCGTGCAGCTGGCGAAGTACACCGACCCGGACCAGCAGATGCGGGCGCTGGGCGGCAAGGCGGCAATGCGCGGTGAGGCGGAGACCGAGGTGCTGCCACCGTCGGTGAAGGGCGCCGACGACGCGCGCTTCATGCAGGAGAAGGCGCGGCGCGAGCGGACGCTGGCAGATCTCGCCGAGCTCGAGCTGGCGGAGAAGCGCGGCGAGCTGGTGCGGCGCTCGGATGTCGAGCGCAGCCTGGCGGGCCGCCTGGTGGCTGTGCGCGAGCGTGCGATCTCCATGCCGGACCGGTTGACGGCGCGCATCCGCGGGGCCGAGTCGGATGCTGAAGCGCACAAGCTGTTCCGCGACGAGGTCCTGCAGATGCTCGAGGACCTCACACGCGAGGCGCCGCAGGCGACGCAGTGAGCAGGACCGAGTGAGCATCGTCGAGACGTTCTCGGCGGCCGACGCCGAGCGCCTGGTCGACCGGATCTTTGCGCAGTACCTGGCGCCGCCGCCGCGGCTGACGGTGTCCGAGTGGGCCGACCAGTTCCGCATCCTGTCGCGCAAGGCGGCCGCGGCGCCTGGACCGTATCGCACTGACGTCACGCCCTACCTGCGCGAGCCGATGGATCTGCTGTCGCCGAGCAGCCTGATCGAGGAGGTGGTCCTGATGTTCCCGGCGCAGGTCGGGAAGAGCGAGGCCGGCAACAACTTCATCGGGCACAGCGTCGACGTCGACCCGTGCCCGGTCATGATCGTGCAGCCGACCATCGATCTAGCCAAGCGCTACAGCCGGCAGCGCATCGCGCCGATGATCGAAGAGACGCCCGCGCTGCGGAAGCGGGTGCGTGAGAACCGCAGCCGGGATGAAGCCAACACCACCCTGCTGAAGGACTTCACCGGCGGTTTCCTGGTGCTGGCCGGCGCCAACAGTGCCGCAGGCCTGCGCTCGGTGCCGGTGCGCAAGCTGTTCCTCGACGAAATCGACGCCTACCCGCTGGACGTCGACGGCGAGGGCGACCCGATCGCCCTGGCCGAGAAGCGCACTGACACCTTCATCGGCCGGCGCAAGCTGCTGAAGACCAGCACGCCGACGCTGAAAGGCTTCAGCCGCATCGAGGCCGCGTTCGATGCCGGCGATCGCCGCCGCTTCCAGGTGGCCTGCGTGCACTGCGCGCTGCCGCAGGTGCTGGAGTTCAGACGCCTGAACTGGGTGCGCGACGACGTCGGCGCGCCGATCCCGGGCAGCGTGCGCTACGTCTGCCAGGGCTGCGGCGGCACGATGACCGAGGGCGACAAGCCGGCGCTGCTGCGCAGCGGGCGCTGGGTGGCCGAGCGGCCGACGCGCAAGGTGGCCAGCTTCCACCTCAACGCGCTGTACTCGCCCTGGCTGCCGTGGGAGGGTGTGGTCGCCTCGTTCTACGAGGCCAACGAGGCCGCCAAGGCCGGCGACGTGTCCAAGCTCAAGGCCTGGACCAACACGGTGCTGGCCGAGACCTGGGAAGACGACGGCGACCGCGTCAGCGAGCACGAGCTCGCCAAGCGGGCCGAAGATCTGCGCCGTCGCGTGATGCCGCGCTGGGCGCTGGTGGCCACCGCCGGCGTCGACGTCCAGGCCGATCGCCTCGAGGCCTACGTGTGGGGCTGGGGCCGCGGCGAGCGCAGCGTCTTGGTTGAGCGCGAGATCGTGTACGGCTCGCCGGCGGACGAGAGCACCTGGCGCCGGCTGGATGAGTTCCTGGCGGTCGAGCTCGAGCACGAGAGCGGCGCCAAGGTGAAGCTGGCCGCGGTGGCCGTCGACTCCGGTGGCCACCACACGCAGGAGGTCTACAACTTCTGCCGCGCCCGCGCCTGGCGCCGTGTGTTCGCGATCAAGGGGCAAAGCCAGGCGGGCAAGGCCATCCTCGGCAAGCCCACCGACATCGACGTCAACTATCGCGGCGTGAAGATCCGCCGCGGCGTGAAGCTGTGGCCAGTGGGCAGTGACACTGCCAAGGCCACACTGTACGGCCGCCTGCGCCTGAGCGAGCCTGGCGCCGGCTACGTGCACCTGGGCAAGTGGCTGCCGGCCGAGGTGTTCGAGCAGCTCACCGCCGAGCGCCTGGTCACCAAGTACCACAAGGGCCGCCCGCGGCTGGAGTGGATGAAGCCCGCCGGCCGCCGCAACGAGGCGCTCGACTGCGCGGTTTACGCGCTGGCCGCGGCGCACTTTCTGGGCATGCCGCGCTGGCGTGAGCCCGACTGGAAAAAGCTCGAGCTGCGCGTGGTGCAGGCCGAGCTGCTGCAGGACTTGCAAGACACGGACGGTTCCACCCCCGTGGAAAGCGCCGAGGCATCCGCCGAGGCACCCGCCGGTGCGGCTTCGGCTGCACCGGCACCTACCCCCAAACCGGCCGCCCCGCGCATCAAGCGTGTGGGGCGAGTCGGTGGTTTCAAGCGCTAGGCGCAGGCGAGGCCAAGATGGCGAGTCTCATCTACAACAGCTTCTTCGAGGACCTGGCGCGCGGCGCCATCGATCTCGACACCGACACCTTCTGGGTGATGCTGACCACGTCCGGCTACAGCGAGAACAAGGACACCCACACCAAGCGCAGCGACGTCACCAACGAGGTCAGCGGTACCGGCTACAGCGCCGGCGGCCAGGCCGTCACTGTCACGGTCACCAAGGACACGGCCAACGATCGGCTTGATGTGAGCCTTGGCAGCGCAAGCTGGGCCAGCAGCACCATCACCGCCCGCAAGGCCGTCTACTACAAGCGCCGCGGCGGTGCCGCCAGCGCGGACGAGATCATCGCCGTCAACGACTTCGGCAGTGACGTCACCAGCACCGGCGCCACGTTCACGCTCAACGCCAGCACGTTGCGCATCCAGAACTAAGCGCCATGACCATCACCACGCTTGACCAGCTCATCGACGCGCTGGGCAACAGCGCGTCGCGCCTGGTTATCGACAAGTCCAGCCTTGGCAACGCGGTTGCGGGTCAGCTGTTCTCGTTCTGGCGCGCCACCGGGCAGCCTGCGCAGGGCGCCATTCCTGGCACCACACCGGCGGTGCCCACCAAGGCCACCACGGGCGCGCCGGACTTCACCAACCAGACCGCGCCGGCCACCAGTTATCTCGCCTGGCTGGCGCTGCAATCAAGCAACAGCACGCAGTCGATCGAGGTGCACGATCGCATCGCCCACATGGGCGGCCTCGTGCTCAACACCACCACCGCGCAGACCATCACCGGCCTCGATCTCGACCCCGGTGCGCTCAATCCGCCAGCCGAGCGGCTCGGCGCCAGCGACTACAGCGATGTGCAGTGGTTCCTCGAGGTCTACACCGACGGCGGCGCCACTGCATCCAACGCCACCATCAACGTCACGTACAACGACGCCAGCACCGGCAACCTCAACGTGCAGGCTGTCGGCGGCACGCTGCGCGCGGGCCGCATGATCCCGCTCACGCCGCTGATCCCCACCGGTGACCAGGGCAAGCGCATCCGCGGCATCAACTCGGTGACGCTGAGCGCAAGCACCACGGTGGCCGGCAACTTCGGCTTCACCTGCACGCGCCAGCGCACCGTGCTGCCGCTGCTGCTCGCCAACAAGACAGAGGCCGGCGACTGGGCCACGCTCGGCATGCCGGGCATCCCGAATGACTCCTGCCTGATGTACGTGTGCCTGACCTCGGCCACGTCCACCGGCACCCTGCGCGGCCAGGGCAAGATCATCCACGGCTAGGCCGATGCCGCTGCTGTACAGAGAGCCGCAGACGCGGGCACCGCGCGGCGCGGCCGCCGTGTGGTGGTCTCCCGAAGCTGACGGCACCATCGCGCGGGGCGAGTTCTTCGGAGTCGGCGCCACGGCCGCTGGCGTAACGCTCACCGCCACCGCCAGCCTCATTGCCGGCAGTGCATCGGCCGGCGGCACGCCGGGCACGGCGAATGGCGTCACGCTAACCGCAAGCGCCAGCCTCGTCGCTGGCAGTGCCACCGGCGCAGCCACGCGCGCCGGTGCAACGGTCACGGCGGCCGCGAGCCTGATCGCTGGCGCCGCCAGCGGCGCAGCCGCGCGCGCCGGTGCAACGGTCACCGCCACGGCGAGCCTGATCGCTGGCAGCGCAAGCGCTGGCACCAGCGCGACGGCGAGCGGAGTGACGCTCACGGCCACCGCCAGCCTCATCGCCGGCAGCGCCGTCGGCGGCGCCGGCGACACCACTGCCAGTGGCGTCACGTTGACGGCGAGCGCCGTGCTCGTGGTGCGCGGCGCCTCCGCCAACAGCGCTGCCGCGCCGGGCGGCACGTTGGTCGCGCTGGCCACGCTCGTACCCGGCATGGCCGGCTTTGGCACTTTCAGCGCGAGTGCGCTCACGCAGCAGGTCGTGGCCCAGGCGCGCCGCATCGGGCCGAGCAGCGTGCAGGACACATCGCAACGGATCGGCAGCGCCACGGTGCAGAGCACGCGGCGCCGCATCGGAAAGGCACCCGTATGAGCATGGTCGACACGCTGATCGCCGGCGACACGCTCGACTTCACCGACGTCGTGGCCGCCTACCCGGCCACGGACGGGTGGACGCTCAAGTACCGCCTGGTGCCTCGGTTTGCGGCGCCCGTGCAGGCGCCGATTGAGCTCACGGCGACACCCAGCGGCGCTGACTATCGCGTGCAAGAGACGTCTGTCGGCACGTCGTCATGGACGGCCGGCGCCTACAACTGGTTCCGGTGGGTCGAGAAGACTGGCGAGCGGCAAAGCCTTGGCAGCGGTTCCCTGACGGTGCAGCTGGACCCGGCGACGGCGGCCCAGGGCACCGACACCCGCTCGCACATCGAGAAGGTGCTGGCCGCGATCGAGGCGCTGATCGAGGGCCGCACCGATGTGCAGGAGTACTCCATCGGCAACCGCAGCATCAAGAAGATGCCGGTGCCGGAGCTGCTCAAGTGGCGCAACCTCTACCGGCAAGAGCTGCGCTCGGCGCAAGCGGCTGACCGGATTGCGGCCGGGCTGCCCGGTCGGAAGGTGCAGGTGGTGCTGCGATGAGTGACCTGGACCGCTACAGCTCGCGCGTGCTGGCCGAGTTCGTGGCCAAGCGCAAGATCGAGCGCGCCATTGCGGCGCGCGGCCGCAGCAACGTGCGGGCCGGTGCCGAGTTCGCCGGTGGCCTGAACAATCGGCTGACGGCGGCCATGGCCGGCTACAGCCTGGCGCTCAACGCGGACCTCGACACCGCGCTGATCCCGCTGCGCTCGCGCGCGCGCCAGCTGGCGCACAACACGGACTTTGGCCGCCGCTTCTTGAGCCTGGTGGCCAACAACGTGATCGGCCGCCACGGCCCGCTGCTGCAGGTGCGCGCCAAGGTCGCCAGCGGCGCGCTCGACAAGCCCGCCAATGACGCGGTCGAGATGGCTTGGTACCGCCATCAGCCGCAGTTCGACATCCGCGGCCAGATGTCGCTGGCCTGGCTGCAGCGCGTGGCGATCAAGGCCGTGGCGCGCGACGGCGAGGTCCTCCTGCGCAAGGTGGTCAGCCGCAACAGCTTCCGCCTGCAGCTGCTCGAGGCCGATCGGCTGGACGAGAGCTGCAACATGTTCTCGCGCGCCACCGGCAACTGGATCCGCCAGGGCGTGGAGATGGACAGCGCCATGCGGCCGGTGGCGTATCACATCAAGACCGCGCACCCGGGCGAGACCTGGCGCGGCGCGCAGGTGTATGACACCGAGCGCGTACCGGCAGAGCAGGTCCTGCATCTGTTCGTGCCGGAGCGGCCGGAGCAGGTGCGCGGCTACAGCTGGCTGCATGCCGTCATCATCAAGAGCGGCCTGCTCCACCAGTTCACCGAGTCGGCCGTGGTGGCCGCCCGCGTGGGCGCCAGCAAGATGGGCGTGTTTACCCGCGAGCTCGAGGCGGCCGACGACGCGCTCAAGCAGATGGCCGACGGCCAGGACGGCGAGGCGCTGCACATCAGCGCCGAGGCCGGCGAGTTCATCGAGCTGCCGGCCGGCTATGACCTGAAGAGCTGGGATCCGCAGTTCCCCAACGAGACCTTCGACTCGTTCGTCAAGGCCTGCATGCGCAGCATCAGTGCCGGCCTCGACGTCGCCGCGCACAACCTCAGCGGCGACATGACGGATGTGAACTACAGCAGCGCCCGCATCGCCGAGCTGGCCGAGCGCGAGATGTGGATGGCACTGCAGGACTGGTGGATCGACTCTGCCCTGGTTCCCGTGTACCGGCACTGGCTGCAGTGGTCGCTGCTGCGTGGTGACGTGACCTTTGAAAGCAGCGGCGCCGCGCTGCCGGCCGACCGGTTCGACAAGTTCTTCACCGCCAGCTTCTTCCGCGGCCGCCGCTGGCCGTGGGTGGATCCGGGCAAGGACATCCAGGCCAAGCGCGAGGCCGTCGCGCTGAAGGTCACCTCGCGCACCCGCATCGCCGCCGAAGAGGGCGTCGAGTGGGATGACGTGCTGCTCGAGCTGGCCGCCGAGGAGCAGCAGATCAGCCAGGCGGGCCTCACGCCCGCGCCAGCGCCGGCGCCCGCACCTGCAGCGCCACCCGCAAGCGAGTAACCAGACGCCAGCAGGCGTCGAGGAGCCACACATGCAGCACTTCTACCGCACCGCTGTCATCAGCAACCGCGCCGCCAAGGGCGACGACGACAACGAGATCGAGCTCGCGATCAGCAGCGAGGCGCCGTACGAGCGCTGGTATGGCATCGAGATCCTGGGCCACGGCGAGAAGGAAATCGACCTGTCGCGCCTGGCCGACGGCCGCCACCCGCTGCTCATGGACCACGACACGCGGCGCCAGGTGGGCGTGCTGCCCAAGGCCTGGGTCGACGAGGACAAGGTCCTGCGCGGCGTGGCCAAGTTCTCGCGCCGGGCCGAAGCGCAGGACGTCAAGATGGACGTCGCCGACGGCATCAAGACTCTCGTGTCCGTTGGCTACCTTGTGCTCGAGATGGTCGAGATGGGCAAGAACGAGAAGGGCCAGCTGGAGGCCAAGCGCACGCTCAGCTTCGACGAGTTCAAGGCCGAGATGCGAGCGTTGCATGGCGAGCATCTGACCGACGAAGACTTCTATCGCGCCGGCCCGTATGCCGCGCGCAAGGGCGGCGACGAGCCGCCCGTGTACCGAGTCACACGGTGGCAACCGTTTGAGGCATCGCTGGTTGCGGTGCCTGCGGACGTCACCGTCGGCGTGGGCCGTGCGGCCGAGGGCAAGGCGCCCGAAGCCAAAGTGCAGCAGCAGCAAGCAACCGCCCCGGCCACGCCGGCGGCTCCATCCGCAACACCATCCACTGTGAGGATCCAAGTCATGGAAGCAACCACCACGGTTGATCCGGCGGCCGCCGAGCGCAAGCGCACGGCCGACCTGATCGACCTCGGCATGCAATACAAGGACTACATCGGCGACAAGGACGTCGCCGAAGCCATCCGCAACGGCCACACCGTGGACATCTTCAAGGACAAGATCATGTCCAAGATGCTGTCCAGCCACACGGAGGCCGCGGCCAAGATCGGCATGTCCAGCAAGGAGATCAAGCGCTACAGCTTCAGCCGCGCCATCGCGGCCGTTGCCGGCCTGATCCCGCGCGAGGAGGCCGCGTTCGAGTTCGAGGCCAGCGCCGCTGCCGCCAAGCAGTTCGGCCAGAAGCCCGAGGGCATCCTTCTGCCCTATGACGTGTACGGCAAGCGCGACTTCAACGTCGGCACCGGCACCGAGGCGGGCAACCTGGTGCAGACCACGCTGCGCGAGGACATGTACGTCGACGTGCTGCGCCCCATGCTCGCCATGGGCCAGCTCGGCGCCATCATCCTGCCGGGCCTGCGCGACACGCTGACGCTGCCGCGCAAGAGCGTGGCCTCGACGATCACCGTGGCCACCTCGGAGATCGCCGGCACCACCGAGACCCAGCCCAACACGGCCACCGCGACGCTGTCGCCCAAGCGCATCAGCGCCTTCGTGGAGCCGTCCAAGCAGGCCCTCATCCAGGGCGCGCTGGGCGTGGAAGCGATGATCCGCGACGACCTGCTGCAGGGCGGCATGGTGCAGATCGAAAACCAGTCGATCAACGGTGCGGGCACGGCCGGCCAGGCGCGCGGCATCCGCAACACGTCGGGCATCCAGACCACGACCGCTGGCGCCAACGGTGCCAACCTGACCTGGGGCCACATCGTGGGCCTGGAGACGGCGGTGGCCAACGCCAATGCGGAGCCCGACGCCCAGTCTGGCTACCTGACCAACACGCGCGTGCGCGGCTCGGCCAAGACCACGGTCAAGAGCACGTCGGCGGTTGCCGGCTTCATCTGGGACAACGGCGCACAGCCGCTCAACGGCTACCGCGCCGTGGTGACCAACAACGTGCCCAACAACCTGACCAAGGGCACCTCCACCGGCAGCTGCAGCTCGACGATGTTCTCGAGCAACTGGCGCTGGGCGGTGCTCGGCATGTTCGGCGCGCCGGACGTGACGGTCGACCCGTTCACGCTGGCCACCAGCGGCCAGGTCCGCATCACGCTCAACCAGTTTTTCGACTTCGCGCTGCGCCAGCCCGGCGGCTTCAGCGTGATCGACGACCTGCTGACGCCGTAATCGCGGCCACGCAATGAGAGGGGCGGCACGTGTACGCGTGCCGCCCTTTCTTTTTGTTCCCACGGGAGTGCAACCCATGCTGAAAGTGAAGATCACCGCGCTGGCGCGCATCGGCTCCGAGCACTGCGAGCCGTACACCGCCGAGCCGGGCGAGATCGTCGAGGTCGACGAGCAGTGCGCGGCGTCGCTGTATGGCTCCGGCCAGGCGGTGCCGTACACCGAGGCGATGGCCGCGGCCGACGCCAAGGCAGCCGAAAAGAAGGCCAGCAAGAAGGCCGAGTAGTCCGAAGTTCAACAACCACGGGGGTGGTAAATGGCAAACGGAGCAACGAAGCAGTACAAGTTTGGAACTAAGAACAACTGGCGCCGGCAGATGTGGAACCAGTTTCGGGCGCGATTGCGCAACCCAAAATTGGCTAAGGGGCTGTATCTGGCTGGCCCAGAAAACTTGGACTTATCGATTGCAGTCAGCAAGGGGTTTGACCCCCGCAACTTGGTCGCTGTTGAGAAAGACCAAGCAGCTGTGGAACAGCTGCGAGCAAGCGGGCAGTTGGTAATCAAGGGCGACTTCGCGGAGGTCTTGCTTTCGTGGCCAGCCGACATTCCTCTTGATTTTGTGTACGGCGATTTCTGCTCAGGACTTACTCGTGACTTAGACGCTCGTCTCGGTTGCGCATGGCATCGGGCGCCTTTCCGCAATGCTGTTTGGGGCCTCAACTTTCTGCATGGGAGAGAGAGCGGCGTTCAGCACTGGCTGGAGTTTCACAAAGACGAGCGCCAGGTGCTGGACAGGCATCGCGGGGTGATCTTCCTTTGCAATCGCTTTGCGATTGGTCCTTCTGAAGAGCTTTCAGTGGTAACGGGCACAACCGAGCAAGTTCGCGAAGCGATTCGCGAATCGCTTCGCGAAGCGCACCATCGAATGATGCCGTGGGTTCGTCGATACAAGTCGGACGTTGGCAATCTTTACTTCGACTCGATAGTGGTGAATCGCGCCGCGCCGACGGATGTCTGTCCAAAGCTGGATGCAATGTTGATGGGGGAGGTTGACGCTGGGCTGCGGAGACGCATTGCTGCCGCGCTTGCGCTTCGCACAATGAAGCATCGCCAGGTTGGCCCCTATGCAGATCGGAGGGCCGCGTAATGGTTTGGAAAGCAAACGCGCCGCAGGGCGCAGAGGCATTCAAGATCAGGTTCGACCTGATCCCGTACTGCGGCGGCAGCGTGCTGGATCTCGGCTGCGGGCCGAGCAAGGTGTTTGCGCACGCGGTCGGTGTCGACAACTACACCGAGACGCGGCTCTTCGGCATCCAGATGAAGCCGGACGTTGAGGTCGAGACCTGCGAGCGGCTGCCGCAGTTCGCCGATGCCAGCTGGGACTGCGTGTTCAGCAGCCACCTGCTCGAGCACATCGTCGACTTCAAGGCGGCGCTGCAGGAGTGGTGGCGCCTGGTCAAGCCCGGCGGCACGCTCGTGCTGTACCTGCCGCACAAGGCGTTCTATCCCAACATCGGGCAGGAGGGCGCCAACCCGGACCACAAGCACGACTTTTACCCAAGCGACATCGTGCTCGCAATGGTCGAGGCCTGTGCCGATTGGGACCTGGAGCTCAACCAGGAGCGCAACAAGTACCTGGAGTACTCGTTCCTGCAAGTGTTCCGCAAGAAGCCGGCCGGCAGCGGCGTGAGCTACAGCTACAAGGACCAGCCCAGCGCCAAGCGCTGCGCGGTGGTGCGCCTGGGCGCCTACGGCGATGCGCTGTGGGCCAGCAGCATCCTGCCGCACCTGAAGGCCGAGGGCTATCACGTGACGGTCTTCACGCAGCGCCAGGGCCTCGAGGTGCTGCGGCATGACCCGCACGTCGATGCGTTCGTCGACGTGCAGGACCGCCTGTTCCAGCACATGCCGCTGCTCGGCTACTGGGTCTGGCTGGAGGAGAACTTCGACCGCGTCATCAACCTGACCGGGTCGGTGGAGACGCGGCTGCTGCCGGCCCACAACGACAACGAGTTCTACTGGCCGGACAGCACGCGCCGCGCGCTGATGAGCCAGGCCAACTACCTGGCCGACATCCACACCATGGCGGGCGTGCCGCACGTGTGGTGCCAGAAGTTCTACGCCACCGCCGGCGAGCAGATCGACGCGGCCGCCCTGCGCGCCACGCTGCCGCTGAACGCCGAGCAGCGCCTGGCCGGCTATGAGCTGGCGCCGCTGGTGGTGGTGGCGCCGACCGGCAGCAGCGTGGCCAAGTGCTGGCCGCACGTGCAGGAGTTCATGGAGCGCATGGCCGACGCCGGCGTGCACACGGTGGTGGTGGGCGAGCTGCGCGGCCCCACGGGCCGCGACGAGCTCAAGCTCAGCCCGGTGGTGCGCAACGGCATCACTTACGGCCACGTGTGGGGCGTGAGCAAGCCGATCCGCCAGGTGATGGCGCTGGCGCAGATCGCCGACGCGGTGGTCGGCACCGAGTCGGCGGTGGTCAACGCGGTGGCGTTCGAGCCGATGCTCAAGGTGGTGCTGCTGAGCCACAGCACGCACGCCAATTTGACGAAGCACTGGAATGCCACGGTGCACTTCGCGGCCGAGGGGCTCAAGTGCTACCCCTGCCACCGCATCCACAGCGACCTGAGCTTCTGCACGCGCCATCCGCAGACCCGGGGCGCCATGTGCCAGGCGCTCGCCACTGCCGACGTGATCGCCGGCGAGGTGCTGCAGTACCTGGGCTGGCGCCTGAGCAACAGCGAGCCGCCGGCCGAGCGGGCGGTTCAGGCGTCTGAACTGAAGCAAGCGGCCTAGGGAGATCTGCCATGCCGGGTGCCTTCCTGACGAGCGACCAGGTGGTCTTCGACAACGTCGGCGAGTTCGCCGAGGCGTTTGTCATTGGCACCGGCACGGCCACCAGCACCGGCAGCGGCATCTTCGACAACGGCTATGTCGAGGCCGAGGGCGTGTACGCGACCGCGCCCCTGCTCAACGTGCGCGAGTCGCTGCTGGCCGGCCTGCCGGTGGGCCAGACGGTGACCGTGCGCGGCACGGCGTTCAGCGTCATCAACGTCGAGCCGGATGGCCTGGGCCGCGCCGACGTGCGGCTGGAGCGGCAGTAATGGCCGACCATGTGCGCAAGCAGATCCGCGACGCAGCGATTGCGCGCCTGGCCGGCCTGGCCACCACGGCCGCGCGGGTGTACGCCGGCCGCGTCAAGGTCCTGCAAGAGACCGAGCTGCCGTGCCTGCTGGTCGACACCGGCGACGAGCAGATCGTCGACGGCAGCCGCCAGTTCGAGCGCGCGCTGGCGCGCCGCATCGTGCAGCTGCGCGTGCGCTGTGTGGTCAAGCAGGTCAGCGGCTATCTGGACACGCTCGACCAGATCGCGCAGGAGGTCGAGATCGCGCTGGCCACCGCGGCCACGCTCGGCGGCGCCAAAGGCTGGTGGCTGACCGGCACCACCGCGCCGGAGCTCGACGGCGATGGCGATCGCCCGGTCGCCGTGCTCGAGCTCGCGTTTGACGTGCACTACGCCACCACTGAGGCGACGCCCGACGTCGCCGCCTGATCCAGGTCACTGAGGTCTTCAACGGTTCCATCGCTGCCGGCGCTGCCGGCTTTTTTCGTTCATAGGAGAGCACCATGCCCAGCAGCGCAATTTCCGCGCAACAGTCCGCCCTGCGGATCGGCACCAGCACCGGCACCGGCCGCGCCATCACCGGCATCAGCAAGGCCAACCCGGCGGTCGTCACCTCGACCGGCCACGCTTTGGCTGACGGCTCCATCGTCCGCATCGACGGCGTCGGCGGCATGGAGGAGGTCAACGGCCGCGCCTTCGTGACCACGAGCTCGGCCGCCAACAGCTTTGCGCTGCGCGGCATCGACTCGACCAACTTCACCAACTTCACCAGCGGCGGCACGGCGGTGCAGCAGTCCATGACGCTGATCGGCAACGCCAAGACCTTCGACATCCAGCCCGACGAGGCTGCCGACATCAGCGTCACCAACCTGGCGTCGATCGCGCAGGAGTTCCGCATCGGCCTGAAGGGGTCCTGGTCCATGTCGGCCGACATCGACATCGACCCGGCCGACGCCGGCCAGACGCAGCTGATCGCAGCGCAGTCCGCCGGCGCGGCGCGTGCCTTCACGGTCACGCTGCAGAACGGCCGCGTGTTCGCCGGCGTGGGCTACGTCAAGAGCCTGTCCGCAGCGGGCAGCCCGGACGGCGTGGTCAGCGGCCAGCTGAACATCCGCGGCACCGGCGAAGCGGCGTACTTCGTCTAATGGACATCGCCGCATTGAAGGCCGCGGCGCTGCAGGCGCGCGAGTTCGAGGTCACGCTTGCCGAGAACGTCACCGTGCGCCTGCGCCTGCCCACGCGGTACGAGCTCGAGCTGCACAGCCTGGCCAAGACCGAGCCGGGGCGCGTCGGCGCCGCCAAGGTGCTGCGCGCGATGCTGGAGGCGGCCTTCGTCAGCTGGTCCGGCGTGTGTGCATCGCACCTAGTGCCCGAGGCGCCAGCCGAGCCACTGGCCTTCTCGCGTGAGGCGGTAGAGCTGCTGCTGGACGAGCGCCCGGACTGGGGCGACAGGCTGCGCAACGTGTTTTCCGAGGCGCTGGCAGCACGCAGCGCCGACCTCGAGGCCAACCGAAAAAACTAGTGGCGCACGTCCGGGCGCAACGGGCCGATCAGGCCATGTGGCGCCGGGGCGTGCTTCCCTGGGGTGAAGCGGCCAACCCGCGGCCGCCCATGAGCGCCGCCATGCTGGGCGCACTGCACTGCTGGCACTTCATGGGTGGCGTGTACCGGCCGGAGCTGCTGCCCGTGTATGCGGGCCTGCACCCGGTCGGCGATCTTGAACAGCTCCTCGAGCTCCTGCTCGTGATCCGCGAGGCCCTGCATGGCTGAAGCCAAAGTCGTCATCAGCGCGGAAGACCGAGCGAGCTCTGTCCTGCGCAACGTGCGCGGCTCCGTCGACGGCGCCGTGGCCACGTTTGCGCGCCTGAGCGCGGCCGCGGCCGCCATTGGCGCGGGCGCGGCGGTCGCCGGCATCACCGCCCTGGTCGGCCAGCTCGACGACCTGGCCGACACCGCCCAGGGCCTGGGCCTAGCGGCCGAAGAGCTCAGTGCCTTCCAGCAGGCGGCGCGCGCCAGCGGCGTCGACGCCGAGTCCTTCAACGGCGCGATCGCGCGGCTCAACACCAAGCTGACCGAGGCGCAAGACCCGGCCAGCACCGCGGCGGAGCTGTTCCGGCGGCTGGGGGTGGCCACCAAGAATGCCGACGGGAGTGTGCGCGGTACCGGCGAGGCCTTGCGCGACATCGCCGATCGCTTTGCCAGCTACCGCGACGGCGCACAAAAGGGCGCGCTGTCGGCGGAGATCTTCGGGCGCGCCGCGGGACCGAAGCTGGTGGCCGCGCTGAACGAGGGCCGCGAGGGCCTGACCAAGTTTGGCGGCGCGAGCAAAGAGAGCATCGAGCAGGCCAGCCAGCTGCAGGGCGAGATCGACAAGCTGGCGGCCAGCTGGGAGAACCTGAAGCTGAAAATCGGCGGGGCCGCGGCCGCGCTCATCAACAGCTTCATCGGCCAGGGGACGCTCGAGCGGCAGCTGGAGATCACCGAGCAGCAGATCAACGACACGATCGCGGCGCTCGACTCCACGCGCAGCCCGCGCATCCGCAGCAACCTGGAGGCCTCGCTTGACGAGGCCATCAAGAAGGCCGACCAGCTGCGCGCCGCCATCAAGCGGGCGCAAGGTGGCGATGAGCGTGCAGCGCCGCCGCCGGTCGAGACCGAGGCCGAGCGCAAGGCGCGCGAAGCGGCGGCCGAGGCCAGCCGCAAGCGCCTGCTCGAGCTCGACAAGCTGCTGGCCGATGCCATCAAGATCCAGAACGAGGACCTGCAGAAGCAGCTCGAGCTGGAGGCGCGGCGCCAGCTGCTGGCGATCGAGCGGTTCGAGGCCGCCGAGGCGGCCGCCGATGAAGAGGAGCGCCGCCGGCGCGCGCGCCTGGATGACCTGACCGGCCGCACTGCAGAGAACCAGCAGGCCGAGGACATCGAGCTCATCAAGCAGGCGCTCGACGAGGGCCGGATCTCGCTGGAGGAGTACGCCCGGGCCTTCGACCGCGTCTTTGGGCTGGAGGCCAACAAGAGCGTCGAGCGGACCGCAGACGAGACGGAGCGCTTTGCGCTGGTGCTGACCAGCTCGCTCGGCGAGTTCATCAGCAGCGGCGGCGACGGCGGCATCAAGTCCTTCCTCGACTCGCTGCTCGAGGACGTGCTGAAGCTCACCACCCAGCTGCTGATCCTGGAGCCGCTAACGAAAAGCATCCGCGCCGCCTTCAGTGAGGGCGGTGGCGGTCTTGGCGGCCTGCTTGGATCGCTCGCCGGTGCGTTTGGCTTCGGTGGTGCGCGCGCCATGGGTGGGCCGGTGGCGGCTGGCACTGGTTACCTGGTTGGCGAGGAAGGGCCGGAGCTTTTTGTCCCGCGCAGCCCCGGCACGATCGTGCCCAACGGCGGTGGCGGCAACAGCATCACCGTCAATGTGCAAGGCAACGCGACGCGCGAGACCGCCAACCAGATCGCCGCGGCGGTGTCGCGCCAGCTGGCCATCGCCAATAGCCGGTTCAACTAATGGCATTTCTCGAAACCCCGCGCTTTTCTGACCGCCTGGCCTTTGGGATTACCGGGGGCCCCGGCTTCAGCACCGAGGTGGCCACGGTGCGCTCTGGCTACGAGCAGCGCAACGCCAACTGGCAGCAAAGTCGCGGTCGCTGGGACGCCTCGAGTGCGGTGCGCACGCTGGCTGACTTCCAGGAGATCGCCGACCACTTCATGGCGGTGGGTGGGCGCCTGCACGGCTTCCGCCTGCGCGACCTGGCCGACTACCAGGTCACGCAGGCCAACGGCTTCCTGCGCGGCATGATCGGCACCCAGCAGCAGGGCACGCAGGCCGGCACTGGTTATGGCGTGGCCAGCTACCAGCTGGTCAAGCGCTACGCGCGCGGCGCGCTGCTGCATGAGCGCGACATTCGCAAGCCGGCGGCCGGCAGCGTCACCGTCTACCGCGCCGGCACGCCGGTCACCGTGGGCGTGAGTGCGGGCCAGATCGCGCTCGACACCACCACCGGCCTGGTCACCTTCGTGGCCGATGCCTCGCGCACGATCACCGCCGTGGCGGTGGGCGTCAACACGACGGTCACCGTCACCGGTGGCCTGCTGCCTGGCGTCAGTGTCGGCGGTCGGCTGTGGGTGCAGGGGCTCACGGGGGCGGATGCGGCGCTGCTCAATGGCCGCTCGCACCTGGTCAACTCGGTCGGCGCCTCCTCCTATGACCTGACCATCGACACCACCGGCCGCACCATCACCGCCGGCAGCGGGCTGGCGGTGCAGTTTCCGCAGCCCACCCAGGCGCTCACCTGGGTCGGTGACTTCGATGTCCCGGTGCGGTTCGACACGGACCTCCTGCAGCGGACCATCGTCGATCGCATCGCGGGCGGGGCCTTCCTCGTGCAGGCGGCCAGCATCCCGCTGGTGGAGGTGCGCACATGAGGACCGTGAGCGCTGGCCTGCAGGCGCACCATGCGCTCGACACGCTCACGCTGGCCACGCTGTGGCGCGTCACGCGGCGCGATGGGCAGGTCTTCGGCTTCACGGATCTGGACCGCGACATCGAGTTCAACGGCGTCACTTACCACGGCGACACCGGCATCAGCGGCTCGGCCGCCGCCACTGCGGCCGGGCTGCAGTCCGACAACCTCGAGGTGCAGGGCTTCTTGCAGGGCGGCGCGTTCACCGCGGCAGATCTCGCCGGCGGCGTGTGGGATGGCGCCACTGTGCGCGTGTCGGTGGTCAACTACGCCGACCTGTCGCAGGGCGAGCTCATCGTGCGGGTGGGCGAGCTGGGCCAGGTGCGCGTGGAGGGCGAGACCTTCGTGGCCGAGGCGCGTGGCCTGGCCGACAAACTCAACCGCAGCATCACGCGTGCGTACCTGCCGGTGTGCGATGCCGATCTCGGCGATGCGCGCTGCAAGGTCAACCTGGCGCCGCTCACGGTGGCCGGCACGGTCACCAGTGTCGCCTCGCGCGAGCTCTTTACCGCCAGCGGTGTCGTCAATGCCGCCGGCTATTTCACCTTCGGCGTCATCACCTGGGTCACCGGCGCCAACGCCGGCCTGCAGATGGAGGTCAAGACGCATGCCGGCGGCGGTGTGTTCACGCTGCAGCTGCCAATGCGCTCGGCGATCGCCGTGGGCGACACCTTCAACGTGGTGCCGGGCTGCGACAAGACCACCGGCGCCGGTGGCTGCGCCAAGTTCAGCAACATCGTCAACTTCCGCGGCTTTCCACACGTGCCTGGGCTCGACAAGATGACCCGGCCGGGGGGCGTGTGATGGCGGGTGTGATGACAAGCCGCAGCGCGATCGTGGCCGAGGCGCGGCGCTGGCTTGGCACCCGCTGGCAGCACCAGGGCCGCACGCTTGGCCACGGTGTCGACTGCATTGGCCTGGTGCTCGAGGTGGCCCGCGCCTGCGGCCTCACAGATCTCAGCATCAGCGAGTACGCGCGCCGCGGCGGCGGTGGCCTGCTGCATGCGGGCCTGATCGAGCACATGCAGCCCGTGGGGCTGGAATCAATCCAGCCGGCCGACGTGCTGCTCATGCGCTTTGACGGCCAGCCGCAGCACGTGGCGCTGGTCACCGACCACCCTGCCGGCCTGGGCGTGATTCACGCCTATCTGCAGGCGCGCAAGGTCGTCGAGCACCGGCTGGATGACATCTGGCGTGGCCGCACCTTGGCTGCGTTTGCCTTCAAGGGTTTGCAATGAGCGGCGACGTCGCACGCACCGGGCTTGCGATCGTCGGCCAGGTGGCCGGCTTTGCGCTCGGCGGGCCTGTAGGCGCTGCCATTGGCGGGTTCATCGGCGCCGCGGCCGGCAATGCACTGTTCCCGCTCGACCCGGTGCAGGGCCCGCGCCTGGGCGATCTCAAGGTCCAGACCTCCAGCTACGGTGCCACCGTGCCGCAGGTCTACGGCACCGCGCGCCTGGCCGGCAATGTGTTCTGGGCCGCCGACATCCGCGAGCGCAAGGTGAGCGACGTGGTGGGCGGCAAGGGCGGGCCGTCGCAGGAGGTCGAGACCTTCTTCTATGACGTCGACCTGGCGGTGGGGATCTGCGAGGGGCCGATCATCGGCATCCGCCGCATCTTTGCCAACGGCCGCGTGATCTATGACGCCAGCGGCAGCACCATCGAGGCCACCTTCGCGTCGCTGGAAAACATCGCCACGCTGGCCATCTACTTCGGCAACGAGACGCAGGTGGCCGATCCCACCATCGAGGCCGACAAGGGCGTGGGCAACGTGCCTGGCTATCGCGGGCTGGCCTACGTCGTGTTCAACCAGCTGCTGCTGCAGGACTTTGGCAACGCCATCCCGTCGTTCGAGTTCGAGGTTGTGGCCAATGGCAACGTGGTGCAGCACCGGCGCTTGACCGCTGCGGCCACGGCGGTGCCAGTGGGCAAGACCGACACGGTGCCAACCGACCCCACCGTCTACATCAGCAGCGTCGAGGGTGGCGTCATCCGCCGCGTGATCGACAGCAGCACCGTGGACCTGTACCAGCTCGACGGCACCCGCATCGGCAACGACTCGCGGCTGGAGATCGACATCGCGCCCAACTTCGCGCCGGTCAGTGCCTTTGGCAATGCCAGCCCGCGTGGACGCTTGTTCGATGGCTCCTGGCTGTATTCGTTCTCCGGGCAGTCGTTTGGCGGCGGCGCGGTGCTGCTCATTGAAAAGTTTGGGGTGGTCATCAGCCTGGCGGGGCTGTTCGGCACGCGCTGGCTCAATTCGGTGGCGCCGTGTGTGGACGGCCGTCACTTCATGGTGTTCACCACCGACGGCGTCAACCTGTCCAGCCTGCGCTATGACCTCGTGGTGTGGGATGGCGCGGGCGCCAGCATCATTCGCACCGGCCTGAGTGATGACATCGGCCTCGTGAGTGCCAGTGACAGCAACGGCGGTGGCCGGGTGGCAATCCTTGGCGGCATCGGCTGGGCAGCGTGTCTCGAGTCCGACCTGGTCAATGTCTGGTACGGGCAGGGGTTCAATCCTTATGAGCTGCGCCAGCTGCGCATCAACAGTGCCACCGGGCGGCTGGATCTGGTCAGCACGCTCAACTACTCCAACGCGTTCGATGTTGGCGGGGTCAACAAGTACATCAGCCTGTGGGCCGATGACGGCATGTGCGTGGCCACCGGCGGCAGCGTCATCTTCGTGTTCACGCGCGTGCCCGCCATTACCGTCACCGACCCGGCGCTGTCCACCTGGGTCGACAGCATTTGCGAGCGCGCCACGCTCACCGCTGGCCAGCGCATCACCAGTGGCCTCACCGAGCTTGTGCAGGGCTACGTCATCGGCCAGCCGAGCACCGCGCGCGCCGCACTCGATCAGCTGGCGAGCGCGTATCTGTTCGATGCGGTCGAGAGTGACGACAAGCTGCGCTTTGTTCCCCGCAGCGCCACACCGGCTCTGACCATCGGCGCCGATGCCCTGGGCGCCGCCGAGGGCGATGAGGCAGCGCCGCGCCTGGTCACCGAGCGCGCGCAGGAGAGCGAGCTGCCCGCGCGCGTCACCGTCAAGTACCTGGCCGTAGGCGCGGACTATCAGGTCGGCGCGCAGTCGGCCCGCCGCGTGACCACTGGCAGCCGCCAGTCGGTCGAGCTGAGCTTGCCGATCGTGATGACCGACGCCAAGGCCGCCCAGCTGGCCGAGTCGGTGCTGTATCAGTCCTGGGTGGCGCGCAACCGCCGCACGTTTGCCACCACGCGCGCCTACCCGCAGCTGGAGCCCACCAACGTCATCACGGTCGATGACGGGCGCGAGGCCGCAACCGTGCGCCTGACCCGCCGCAGCGAGCAGGGGCCTGTGGTGCAGTGGGAAGCGGTGGACGTGGCCGCCTCCGCCTTCACGCCGGTCAACGTGGGCGGCAGCGTCACCGCCAACCAGCCGCTGGTGCTGCGTGGCCCCACGCGCCTGGCACTGATGGACCTGCCGCCGCTGCGCGATGCCGATGATGACCCCGGCCTGTACGCCGCCGTGGCCGGCTATGACAGCGACTGGCGCGGCGCCACCGTGCTGCGCTCATCCGACAGCGGCTTCAACTTTGGCCCGGTGGGCAGCCAGGTCAATGGCGCCGTGATCGGGCTGGCCGCCACGGTGCTGGGCAACTACACCGGCATCAACTGCTTTGACGAGGGCAACACGGTCGACGTGACACTCACCGTGGGCCAGAGCCTGTCAAGCGTCAGCGAGGCGCAGATCTACGAGGGCGCCAACCTGGCGCTGCTCGGTAGCGAGCTCGTGCAGTTCCGCACCGCCAGCCTGGTCACCGGCACCACATGGCGACTGTCGCGCCTGCTGCGTGGCCGCCGTGGCACCGAGCGCTTTCAAGGCACGCACGTCAGCGGTGAAACCTTTGTCCTGCTGAGCACCGCCACCACGCTGCGCCTGGCCATGGCGCTCACCGAGATCGGCCGCCAGCAGCAATACAAGGCGGTGAGTTTTGGCGCCAACGCGGCCACCGCAGCGGTGCGCAGCTTCACGCCGACCGGCCAGGCGCTGCTGCCGTACTCGGTGGTGCACGTGACCGCCACGCGCGCCGCCAACAATGACGTGCTGCTGCGCTGGGTGCGGCGCGGCCGCATCGCCAACGAGTGGCGCGACGGCGCCGACGTGCCACTGGGCGAGGCCAGCGAGGCCTATGAGGTCGAGATCTGGAATGGCCCCAACACGGCCGTGCTGCGCACCCTGACCGGCATCACCGCCCAGGAGGTGACCTACACCGCGGCGCAGATGCTGGCCGACTTTGGCAGCGTGCAGGCCAACCTCAACCTGCGCATCTACCAGCTCAGCGCCACCATGGGGCGCGGCATTCCGTTCATCGGCACGCTCAGCACGCTGCGCACCGATGACGTCATCAGCGCGCTGCTGATGCAGTTCAACAGCTCGCTGGCCGACACCGGGCAGAACGCGCTCAGCGCCGTCATGCGCGCTGGCAGTGCCAATTACGACACCACCAACAAGGTGCTCGGCGCGGCCTCGTTCAACTTCACCGGCAGCGAGATGGTGAGCGTGGCCAACGCCACGCAGCTCGACTTCGGCGCCGGTGACTTCACGATCGACTTTTTTGGCACCCGCAACCTGGTGGCCAGCGGCACGCAAAACATCGTGGGCAAGTGGAACGGCGGCAACGCGGCCGAGCAGTGCTTCAAGGTCAGCGGCAACGGATTCAACCCGGGCGGCGTGACCTTCACCTACCGCGACAGCGGTGGCACGCAGAAGACGATTGCCACCGGCAACGTGCTGACCGCCGCCAGCACCACGTTCTCTCACATCGCAATCGAGCGCTTTGGCAACACCATCCGCATTTATGTCGATGGGATCGCGCGGGCCAGTGGCACCGAAACCGGCGCGCTGCGCGACGCAAGTAGCTACCCGCTGTTCATCGGTGCCGAGGCCTTTGGCGGCAGCAACCAGAACTTTGCCACCCTGCGCATGGACCAGCTGCGCATCGCCCGCGCGGCGGTGTACCGCGGCAACAACTTCACGCCCCCAGCAGCGGAGTACAGCTTCTAATGGCCAATTCATCCAGCAACCTGCCGCAGATCCTCTCAGGCCAGTTCAGCAAGGAGGTGCCGGCCAATGGCGTGCTCGACGCCGCCAGCCCGGCCACGCTCTTCGGCCGCAACTACCAGACCACCACCGGCTTGACCTGGGGCTACCTGGGCGGGCCCATGCTGGTCGATGGCGTGTTCAGCTTCATCGCCAACGGCACGCTGGCGCTGACCAACGCCGCCACCAACTACGTCGAGGCCACGCGCGCCGGCGTGGTGAGCATCAACACCACAGGCTTCACCGCGGGCCGCATCCCGCTGTATGAGGTGGTGACCAGCGGCGGGCTGGTCACCAGCTACACCGACCGGCGCAGCTGGGTGCAGCCGGCCTACACCGCCGGCCTGCTGGCGCGCGTGATGGCGAGCGACGCCAACATCACGCTGAACGCGGCCGAGGCGCGCAACCAGATCCTGCGCATTACGTCCAGCGTCAGCCTCACCACCACGCGAGACGTGGTGGTGCCGCTGGCGCCGCAGATCTGGATCGTGAGCAATGAAACCACCGGCGCGCAAAGCTTGCGCTTCATCGGCGCCAGCGGCACCGGCATCACGGTGGCCAACGCCCGCCGCGCGATCCTGTTCTCAGACGGCACCAACATCGTCCGCGCCACGGCCGATCAGGCGTAACCAGTTGTCTCCTCGGCGGCTCCAGAAGACGGCCGCCGTTCACACACGGGCCCGCAGTGACCCTCCCCCCACTGCGGGCCCGTTCTTTTTCTGGAGCAGATTCCCATGTCCCAACTGCAGGCTGGTGCCTCTGTGCTCGCCGCAGCGGTGGCCGCGACGGGCGCGCTTGGCGTGCTCGAGCACTGGAGTGGCCACCTCTTTGGCCTGCCGCTGCAGGCCGTGACCGCGGCCATGGTCGGCGCGCTGATCCCCACGCTGCTGCTCGACCCGGAGCCATGGCGGGTGGCGGTGCGGCGCTGGCTGGGCAGCGTGGCGCTGGCCCTGGTGGCCACCGGCCTGGTGCTGCAGGCCGCTGCGCTGGACAAGCCTTTTGCAGTCGGTGTGGCGGGCCTGGTGGCCGCCTTCGCGCGCGAGCTCTTTGCGGGCGTGCGGGGCGAGCTCGGTCCGTTCTTGAGCGCAGTACGGCAGCGCCTCGTTGGCAACAGCGGCGCGCCGAAAACCCCTGGGAGCTAACGCATGATCTGGACCGTGCTGGCCGTGATCTCGGCCGTCGTCATCTTTGCCTGGTGCTTCTGGCGCATCAACCAGACCCCGGCGCACGGCGAGTGGCCACTCAAGATCATCCTGGTGGCGCTGGCCTTTGGCGCGGCCTTCACCGCGGCCGAGACCGCCGTCAACGGCAACTGGGACTGGGCCGAGGCCGTGCTCCTGGCCGCGCTGGCCAGCTACTGTATCTGGGGCTGGTGGCGTGATCGGCGCCTGAACCACGCGCGCCTGGGCAACCCCGGCACGCTGCAGCCGCGCCAGGTGCGCACGTGACTGGCTCTGCAGATCTGCTGCCACGCGAGCGGCTCAGCGAGTTCTTCACCTGGGACGAGGCGCTGCACTCCGAGACCGCCGTGCGGCTCGGCATCGACAACACGCCACCGCCCACCGTGCGCGACAACATCCGCCACACCGCCGAGCGCATGGACCGCGTGCGCCGCCTGATCGGCCGGCCGGTGTGGGTGACCAGCTGGTACCGCAGCCCGGCGCTCAACCGCGCCATCGGCAGCAAGGACACCAGCGCCCACGTGCAGGGCTTTGCGGTGGACTTCGTGAGCCCCGGCTACGGCCCGGTGGCTCAGCTGTTTGACCTGCTGGCGCCGCTGGCCGTGGACCTGGGTGCCGACCAGGTGATCCGCGAGTTTGCCGACAGCCCCCGCGGCGGCTGGGTGCACATCAGCTTCGACCCGCGCGCGCGCGGGCAGAAGCTCGTGATCGACAGCAGTGGCACGAGGTTCGTATGAGCAAGCGCAAGTACCGCTACCGCAGCGCCGTCACCGGCCGCTACGTCACGGCCGCCTACGCCAAGCGCTACCCGCACACCACTTGGCGCGAGCGTGTGCGATGACGCTTGGCATCCAGCTCGCCGCCGCCGCGATCGCGCTGGCCACCGCTTTCGGTGCCGGCTGGCAGATCAACGGCTGGCGCCTCGAGGCCGGGGAGAAGGATCGCGTCGAGAAGGCCATCCAGGCGCGCGAGGCGGGCCTGGAGCGCGTTGCCGGCGTGTCGGCTGCCTACCAGCAGCTCGCGGCCGAGCTGCGCCGCCTGGACGCTGTAAATCGCGTGGAGACCATCCGTGAGACCAATCGCGTGGAGTATCGCTGTCAGCTGCCTGCTGATGGCCAGCGGCTGCTCGACGCTGCCGTCAACGCCGCCAACAGTGCGGCCGCAGGAGGACCTCCTGGCTCCGTGCGCGCCGATCGCCACCCGCCCGGTGGCTGACCTGGGCGAGCTGCTGGTCTTCACGCGCGACCTGGCCACTCAGTACGGCGAGTGCGCCGCCCGCCACCGCAAGCTCGCCGAGGCCGTGCGCGGCCGCTGATGCCGTGACCCTCCTGCGCAAGCGCCTCGAGCCCGCCGCGGCCGCGCTGCAGGCCGCCGTGCCCGACATGGTGGTCGGCGACTTCATGCAGCACGCTGCGGGGCTGATCGTGGAGCAGGGCGGTCAGTTGGCCAGCAACAGCGACGGCGCCACGATCTACCCTGGCCGCACCGATCTGTACCTCACCACCAGGGCCTGGGACCCGGCCCTGCGCCGCTACGTCACCGTGCGCGTGCGCCTGCGGGTCACTGTCGAGGCCAAGCCGTTCGAGTAGCTACAGCTGGCGCAGCTTAGCGACAGCCTCGGCCATGAAGTCGCCATGGGAAGTAAGTGCATCGGCGCCCATGTGACCTCGCAGTCGCTGTGCGCGACGTGCCCCTAGCAACGGGATCAGCACGCACTCCTCGACCATTTCGGCCCACTTCTCATCGCAGTTTTCCACCGGACCACGCAGCGGCGGAAGCAGCTCCGCAACGCGCTCAAGTAGTTGGTCGACTTCGTCGAATTCATCCATCTCAGTCTCCTCGGATAACTAGTCTGCCAGCGGTGGCGGCTGCTTGCGTCTGCAGGCGGCCGCATCGGACCGCGTCTTGATCCGGTGCTCCTCAAACCGCAGCCACTGCAGGTTGCTCACCGCGTCCCGGCCACCGGCGCACAGCGCCAGTACGTGGTCCACCTCCCACCCCGGGCACGGCCCGCGCGTCTTGCCCGTCGCCGGGCAAGGCTGCAGCCGCTTGAATTCCGCCACCACAACGCGCGATCGTGCGTGCGCTGGTGCTACCCCACACAGTAGGGCGGCCAACGCAATGGCGAGGCTGTACGCGAGCCGCAGCGGCATCCCTCGCAACCCCAACATCTAGACCTCCATTGGTTCCAAACTAGCAGCGCTTGCCTGCGGTCCGACGCCTTCCTGCGGCGTCTTTTGGAACAACGCGCGAGCCATCGCCTTGATCGACAAGGCTTATTGCAGTTGTTCGTAATCAGTAGGTCGGTGGTTCGAGTCCACTCAGCAGCACCAAAAATCAAGCACTTGGCGCGCTGCGTTTTCTCGGTTCCAAACGGTTCCTAACTCTGTCAGTGGCGCGTTTGGAACCAGGGCCTAACGGCTGCGAGGCTCGACTACAGGTTGTGCTTGATGTTGAGCCGCGGCCGCAGCGCCGCGATATAGCGCCGCTCCAGGTCCTCGCGCCCCAGCTCGCAAGGCACAAAGTGCCACGCGTCGAACTCGACGCCGTTGACCTGGTGCTGGCTCAGTCGCTGGCGCAAGTCGCTTGTTGATCCCACGTAGATGACCTCGCCGGCTGCAAGCAGGAAGTAGACGCCAGCCCATGCGCGATTGACCTGCGCGGCGCCGGCGATCTCCTCCGGCGTCAGCAGACGGTCGAGCTGCAGGCTGTCTCGCACTTGCGCGGCCAGCGCGAAGGCCTTGGGGCGATCGCAGCCGAGGTCGTACTGCAGCGCGCCCACCTCCACAGCAAAGCCGCTGCGCTTGGCCGTGACGCCAATCGGCAGCAGCGGCTGTCGCCTGCCTTTGAGCTTGAGCGGCGGTGCTGCACGCAGCTGCTCGGCCGTGGCCAGGGCTGTGGCCAGATGCTCACCGAGCGCCACCTTGCGTGCGCCGTCGCGCAGGTAGTACAGAGTGCGGTCGCCGCTCTTGCGCGCAACGATGCCGGGCGGCAACCCTGCGGACGTGGTCCGTGGCCGGCCTGCCTTCATTTGAGCGGCCTCACCTTCTCACCCCGGCGGTACACCCGCCGCGTCACACTGTTGCTGGTGTGCCCAAGTCTCTCCTGGGCCTCCTGCAGCGTCTCTGAATCGCTCGCATTCTTTGCGCGCAGATCCCTGAACTGCCAGTCGGCCAGGGCGTTGGCCGCTGGGTCTTTGCCTTCGCCGCGCACCTTCGCACGCGCCAGGTCGAAGCGATCGCGCAGCTGCCAGTAGCTCAGCGGCGAGCCGTCGTCCTTGGCCAGAATCCACATGCTCGCAGCAGCGCGTTGCCGGCCCAGGGCGCGGTCGATCACCGCCTTGAGTGCTGGCGTCAGCTCGATGCGCAGCGGCTTGCCGGTCTTGGCCTGGCGCAACTCGAGGTAGCCGTCGACGATCTGTGCGCGCTTGGCGCTGAGCACATCGCGCACGCGCTGGCCGATCGATAGCGCGAGATCCATCGCATCCTGCAGAACAGGGTCAGCCTGCTCGTACACCGCGCGGAACATCGCGTCGGTGACGTACACCTTGCGCGGCCGCTCCTTGTGCTTGGTCACGCCGCGCACCGGGTTCTCGCCGGCGGTGTGGCCCCACTCGCGGGCGCGGTTGTAGACGTGGCTAAGCAGCGCAATCTCGCGATTGGCCAGCACCTTGGCGCTGCGCGCGTCCAGGTAGGCGCGCACGTCCTGCGGGCGGATGTCGGCCACCGGCATGGCGCCAAAGACGGCGATCAGGCGATCGAGCTGCTTGTCCTGCTCGAGCTGGGTCTTGCGGCCCTTGGTGGGGAGCACGTCCTTGCGATAGCGCTCGGCCACCTTCTTGA